CTACTCAAGGTGTGGGGCCGAGCGGTTCGCGCGCAGCCGGTAGTTGCTGGTGCGCTCCTGGCGGCCGTTGGCGTCGGCGCCGAGTGAGCCGGATGAGAAGCGGTAGATGAGCGTGATGCGGGCGCTGCCGAAGGTGTGGCGCCCGCTGGCGTGCAGGACGGCGAACGCGGCGTCGTCGAGGTCGGTGACCTCGCGCGGGTCGGGGCCTGCGCGGGTGCGCACTTGCACGGCGAGCACGGTGTCAGTGAGCGCGGCCGACTCGGTGACCGGGTACGCGGTGAGCACGATCGCGCGGTCGGGTCCGTCGGGCATCACGGTGTCGGTGATGGCGGTCTCGCCGTCGGCATAGGTGCCATCGGGCCGGTAGACACCGACCGCCCGCTCGTCGAGCAGGCGGGCCAGGCTGTCGACGACGTCGACAAGGAAGCTCACCGCAGGGACCGCCTGACCTGTGCGGCGATGATCGCTGTGACGGCGTCGGCCTCCTCGGTCATGGGCACTTCGAGGTACTTCGCGGTGCGGCCCACGTCGTGGCGATAGGTCATCTCCTCGTGCTGGCGGACCGCGTAGGGGGTGTCGTAGGACACGGCGGCTGTGAGCGCGGTCTCGTCGACGGTGGCGGTTCCGGAGCGTTCGAGGGTGGCCTCTTCGATCGGGACGCGGCGGCGGGAGACTTCGAGGACGTGCTCGGCGGCGAGCCGCAGACCGCGGGCGGCGCCCTGGCGGGTCGTGGCGAGGATGGCGTCGCCGTTCCAACGGAGGCGGGTGCGCTGTGTCATTCGCACATCACCTCCGTACTGGCGGGCACGGGCAGGCCCGGCGCGTTGTGGTGGGCGACGGTGAGCGCGGTCGTCGTGCGGCCGTCGGGGAGGGTGATCCGTGATCCGGTCGGGCAGACCAGATCGGGGGCGGCGATGATCTGCGCGGTCGATACGGTCTCGGCGCCGGTGCGGTCGCGCACGTGCTTGACGGTCTCGGAGACCAGGGCGCGGGCGGTGGCCGCGGGCCCGTAGCGGGGCCCGTATGCCGAGGTGCCGAGGTAGGGCTCGACACTCACCTCGTGGCGCAGCAGCCAATCGGGGACGCGGCTCACCAGATCACCCCCGGCAGCAGTCCCGCCCGCGTGAGTGCACGGTGCGCGCGCGGGGCGAGGTCGACCTCGCCGGGCGCGGTCGGGCCGTCCTTGCGGCCGGACAGGGACACGGGCCCGATGCTCACGGAGTCCCACCGGCCGGCCGCGCCGGTGCCGTCGTCGCCCGTGGCGAGCTGGTACTCGACCTGAGCACAGGCGGCGTCCCGGAGCGCGGCGACGATGGTCGGGTCGGTGGGCATGCCTGCGTCGTCGGTGAGGTAGACCGCCCGCACGAGCGCGTCGTCGATGTCCTCGGACGCGCGGGCGAGCAGCCGCTCGGCATCCGGCGGGGCCGGTTTCCCGGTCCACGCCGTGAGCTGCTCGGGGGTGGCGTAGACACGGGGCACGGGGCTACTCCTTCTTGGCCTTGGCGCGGGCAGCAGAACGCCCCGCGGGCTTGGCTGCCTGCGGGGCGTTCTCGGCGTCGTCCGGCGGGGTGGGGTGGTAGCGGCGCAGCATCATGGGGAACCGTTTCTTCTCGGTCAGGTGGTGGCGAGGGTGCCGACGCACACGCCGCGGTCGCTCAGGCGCTTGACCGCGTAGTGCAGGGTCGTGGTGACGACGGTCGAGCGGGCGAGGATGTCGCGGTCGTCTTCGACCAGCGGGCGCCGCTTGTAGAGCAGGCCGAGAGAGCCCCGCTTCATGAGCAGGAGCTTTCCGGCAGTGACGCGGTTCGTCAGGAAGACGCTCACGCCACCGATGCGGCCGATACTGCCCGCGACGGCGGCGGAGGGGCCGTTGCCCAGCTTGGACGCGTCGACGAACTGCGGGTCCGCGAGCGCGTCGGCGTATTGCGCACTGTTCAGGAACAGGCCCGCGAAGTCGTCCGGCTCCCACTCGTCGCCGAACTGCGCGATGCCGGGGACCATGGAGTCCAGCCACGTGAACTTGGTCTTGGTCGCGGCGGTGGTGAACTTCAGCGGATTGCCCCCGCCGAGGGTCGTCTCGTCGGCCTGCGCCTGGGTGATCAGGTCGGCGTCGACCTTGCGCGCGGCCAGAACGCCGAACTGGCGGCGCGCTTCGGCCTCGGGGTCGCCGAGGCTGACCAGCTTGGCCTTGTCGGTGATCTCGACGGCCTTACCGGCCTCCTTGATCACGGCCTTGGCGAAGCTCGTCGACATGGCCACCGGCGTCATCGGCGTTGCCTCGGTCAGCTCGTCCAGCTCGCCGAGACTCCCCCACTTGGGGAATTCGATCTCCTGGCCGGGCGCGCCTTCAAGGGTGTTGTCCTCGACGACGGCGGCAGATCCGGCTACGCGGACCTTGCCGAGGAACTCGGCCTGTGCCATATCGCCCCACACCTCAGGGACGATCATCTGTGCGGACGTGGTCTTAGCCATGGGTGGGTGCTCCTTTTCCGGCGCGGTGGCCGGGCGTTAGGGGGCCCGGCGGGCGGCCGGGCGGGTCAGTGGTTGGCGAGGCGCCGGTACGTCTCGGGGTCGGACTGGAACAGGTCAGCGCGCTCGGCGTAGGACATGGCGCCGAACTGCTCGGCGGTGACGGCCCCCGGTCCGGGGTCGCTGAAGTCGGCGCCCGACTTGGCGGGCGTCTGCGGGACCGCGGCGAGCCACGGCTGATCCGTCACGGCGTTCGTGATCGCTTCCGCCACGGCGGCCGTGTCGGTCGGGTCGATCTGCGCGACGGCGGCCGTGAACGACGCCGAGTCGAGCAGGCGGGCAATGTCTGCCCTGGCGGTCGGCGCGGCCTGGACAACGGCGGCCTGAACGGCGGCCTGCCGTGCGGCGGTTGTGCTGTCGGCGAGTGCCTGCTGTGCCCACTTCGGCAACCGGGTCACGTCGCCCTCGGCGGCCTCGACGGGCGGCGCGGCCGGGGTCTGCGGAGTCGTCGGCTGCGGGGCGGCCTGCTGGGCACGGGTGCGGTAGTCGGCGGCCTCGGCGCGCGTGTCCTTGATGAGCTTCTGGGCCCACTCGGGGAGCGACGCGACGTCCTGCGGTTCTCCCTGCTGCGGAGTCTGCCGGGTCTGCGGCGTCGAGCTGGTGCTCGGCGCGGCCGGGGTCTGCGGGTCGCCGGTCGAGGCCGGATTCGAGGCGGGCGCGATGGTCGGGGCGGGAGTCGACACGGGTCCTCCTGGGACGGTGTCCGGGGCCGTGCGCGCCTGGCGCTCGACCGTATGCGGGCTAAGGAAAGGGCCGCTCCTGGCGTGCCCGGTTATACAACTGAAAAATAGGGGATAAGGGCCCTACTGATCGACCGTGTCGGGATGACCGACGCTCGACGCAATGAATTGCGGAACAGAGCAACGCAGAACGTCACCTCTGGAGGGGTCAATCAATGGCTGTACTCTCGCTGATCATCTCAGCTGTTGCGCTACTAGGCGTCATGGTTTCACTCCTCTACCAGTATCAGCAGACGAGGATTGCTAGAGAAGAGAGCATGAGGACCTATCACCGAGAACTCTCGGAGATGGCTATCAACGACCCTGCCCTCCGTGCCTGTTGGACTGGCGGCAGCATTGCCAGCCTCTCAGATGAAGAAGCCCGGCAGGCACTGTTCGCCAACATGGTCGTCTCCTGGTGGCTATCCGTATACCTCATCAAGGAAATGACGGATGATCAAGCGGGTTTGCAGCTCGAAGAATTCTTTCGCGAGAATGCAAATAGAGAATATTGGGCCAGGAATCGAATGTCCTGGAGAAGGTTCACAGATGCCGCTTCATCCAAGAGGGAAAGGGTCTTCATCGACATAGTGGAGGTGAAGTTTCATTCCGCGACGACGCAACATCCTTAGCGGTACAGAGTTGCATCTTGGAGGAAAGCGAGCCGAAGACGTGGGTTACGCGGCACCGGGATTCTGCGGGGGTATGGGGCGGCCGTCGGCGTAACCCTTGATCCATGCGGTCTGTAGCGTCGACGTGCTCGGGTATGGGCACGCGGTCGGCTCGTCGCCCCTGCGGCCTGCGTCGCGGCCTTCCATGATTGCCTTCACGATGTCCTCGCGCGTGCCCATGATCACCTCTTGTTCTGGTGGTCCGACTCGTTGTGGCGGGCGCTGTCGGCCCATCGCTGCGGCTTGCCGGTCACCTGCTCGACGAACTCGACTTGCGTGAGCCTGCCGTGTTCGGCCCACCACTCTTTCAGCTCGTCGCTCGCGCGGGCGTGCGCGATGCGTGCGGGCCCGCTGAACAGGGATACCGGAGCGTGCCCGGCGGCCTGGGCCTTCTTGCTGAGCAGGTAGCCGCGGCAGTCTGATTCGGCGGCGAGGTACTGCCGATAGACGTACTCGTCGTACAGGGCGCGGGCCTCGCGGCGGGTGATGAGATGCCGCTCGTCCTGGTCCTCGTCGTCGCCGCGGTGTAGTGCGGCGGCGTCGCGTAAGTCGGCCCAAAACGCGTCGTCGTCGAGGTGGTCGTCGAGGCCCTGGTCGGCGGCGAGGGCGCCCCATGCGGCCGGTCCGGGCACATGGTCGCCCATGGCCTCGGCGAGGGCGTCGCGGTCGGCGAGCAGGTCGTCGACGGCGTCGCCGGTGCTGGCGGGCGGGGGGAGGTCGACGGCGTCGCGGCGGTCCATCTCCGCGGCGATGCGCAGGAGTTCGGCGGTGTCGGCGTACTGCATTGCCCATGCGAGGTCGTCGTCGCCCACCCCCGTCAGATCGGCGAGCAGGTTGCCACCGGGGTACAGCCTGCTGAGCAGGTCGCGGCGTGCGGCCTCCGCGGCGATGGCGACGGCCTCGGGTCCCGTTCCGGCGTCGCGGTAGCGGGCGGCGAGCTGGGCGTCGGACAGACCGACCAGATCGGGGCGCACGTCGGGGAGTTGTCCGGCGTGGTTGCGTCGGTCGGTCTCGGCCATGATGCGCACCTGGTCGACCTCGTCGACGTGGGCGAACAGGCGGGCGAGGTCGTCGTCGGACAGGCCGAGCAGATCCTCGACCAGGCGCCCGCGGGGTGCGGCGCGGTCGAGCAGGGCGGCGAGGTCGCGGCGGTCGGCCTCAGCCTCAATCCGGCGCCGTGCGCGGTCGTCGAGCGGCGTACGGAGAGCGGCGGCGAGCTGGTCGTCGCTCATCTCCCGCACGGTGCGCTCATCGCCGGACCACACGCGGGCGCGCTCGACCTGATCGGGCGCGGGCGGGCGTGGCGAGGCGGGAAGGTTCCCCGCTCCCTCCTGCTCGCGGTGCCGGAGTCGGCGTAGGCCCGGATGGGCGGCGAGGTGGTCGCGCATGGCGCCCTGCCACTGGCGGACCTTGGTCCGTGCGGCGCGCTGCGCTTCGGGGGTGACGGCGGCGGCTTCGCGTCGCTTGTACTGGCGTATGCGGCGTTCGATGGTGCGCTGCCGTTGTCCGGCCTCGTACCCGGCGGGGTCGCTCTCGGCGGCCTCAATGCGGGTGAGCCCCGGTGTGTAAGCCGACACGCTGTGACGGCAGTTGGGGTGCTGGAATCCCGCGAGGCGAGCCTCGTCGAGCGTCCCGGCCACACGCACGGGGACCATGCGGCCGTCCTCGACGGCGTGCTCGACCGCGACCGTGCGCTCGCCGCTCGGTCCGTCGATGGCCAGTGTGCGGCCCTCCCACGGACGGCAGAGCGGGCACTCGCGCGGCGCGTCGGACACGACGACCAGATCGATCCCGGCGTCGGACAGGGTCCGCATGTGCGCCTCAGTCGCCGCACGCCCCACGCTCGTGCGCACGGCCATCTCGGCGTAAGAGGTGAGCTGCCAACGGCGGCCGGCGCGGTCGGTGAACGCGCGAATGCCCTCGTCGGCAAAGCGGCGTATGGCGTCCTGGGTGGCCTGTCGGCGGCTGCCGGTGCCGAGCAGGGGCGTTGCGGTGACCTCGGCGACGATCGCCCGGAAGGTGTCGACGACCGCCCGCAGGATCGAGCGGTGCGTCGAGGTGACCACGTCGACCGCTTCCTGAGCGAGCCTGTCCACAGCCTGTGCGTTCGGCGTGACGTCGTCGACCAGGGCGCGCGCCTCGTCGGACAGGGCGCCGAGCTCGGCGACCGCGGCCCGGTGCCCAACGTTGTACGCCTCGGCGACCGCGTCGAACACGTCGAGTTGAACGGCCTTGCCCAACTCGTCGACCACGCCCTGTGAGGCACGACGCAACGACTGCACGGCGGCGAGCTTGCGCTCGGCCCACCCTGGGGCGTCGAGACCCTCGGCCAACTGCCTTGCGATGAGGCCGATTAGGCGCTCCTCGGCGGCGGCGTACAGGTCGCGGGTGCGCTCGGCGAGCGGCTCGACCATGCCAGGGTGAACAGACAAGATTCACCCCCACGGCCCGTTATCACACAGAGAAGATCGCTACTGAATTTTGGCTCACTTCACCCATATGAGTTCGAAAAACTTGCCGTGAAGCGGCGCAACCTACAGGGTGTCCCTTGCGTGCGCAAGGGGCGCGACAAGATGCCATCCGGTCGAGTGAATGCCCCTCTCGCGGTTCAAATCCGCCGCACATGCTGGAGCCCTCATCACCGTGAGAAGGGCAATCCGTGAAGGGCAAAGAGATCAAATTCAATCTGCCGACGGTTGGCACGGTCAGCACCTTGGCCGTAGGCAGTCTTATTGCGACGGACACAGTTCAGTCCGGGCCGCAGATCACCGGTCTAGTGGTCGTGGCCGTCGCGGCGCTCGGACATGACGCCTTCGTCGCCTACCTCGACCGCAAGCGCCCTGGCGGTGACCAGCGCGGTCCGGTAGATCCGCCAAGCCTCACCGCTCTATGAGAGGGAAGGTTGCGACTGGGTCGGGCGCGGCTGCTCCGGTCTCCGCAAGGATCGCGGAGACCTCGGCCTTGACCGCGGTGTCGTCCCACTCAGGGTGAAGGATCTTGATCTTCGTGGCGGTCGACACGGCTCCTGCACGGTTTAGCAAGTCGAGGGTTGTCGCCGTACTCTGCTCGCTTTCCGCGACGCCGTCGCCGAACTCGACGCGGGGGCGTTCCGGTTTGATCCGCTGGCCGAAGTGCACGGCGTCGAGCTGCAACAGGACGTGCAGGATCTGCGCGAGGGGCTGGCGCCAGTACCCGGTTTTCTTCTTACGGGTGACCATGGACAGGGCGTCGCGGCTGTCGACCTCGGTTGCGGTGATCGGGGCGCCGTTGGCGTCGAGGCCGAATGACTGGGCGCTGTATCCGGCCGACTGGGCGGCCTGTCTGGTCAGGGCCTCGGTGCTCCGCTGGTGCTCCTCGACCCTGATCTCGAACTGGCTCAACGTGATGGCGCCGCCCTCGTTGGGCGGCATCTTCAGCGAATGCCAGACTTCGCGGTCGTCGTCGAACGATGCCCCGTTGCCGGGCCCGTAGTCCCGTAGGTATCCGTCGGGGACGATCAGCCGTGCGCGGGCGAGTCGGATGTCGCGCATCCATGACGTCCACACGTCGTCGAAGGCGTTGAACACGTCCCTGATGCCCTGGAAGTCGCTCCGCCCGATGGGCGAGGACCGGTGCAGCCGGTTGGGCCCGATGTTCGGGACGTAGACGATCGTGAGATCGGTGATGCCGGTCTCGACGGTGACGCCGTCCTCACCGAGACTGCCCGCAAGGTCGGCGGTCTCGGGGTGCTCGGACAGGGGCACGGCGCGGCCGAGATTGTCGGGGGTGCCCTCGTAGAGGCCGTGCAGGATGCGGCCGGGCTCGTGCCGCTCGACGTGCCGGAACACGGTCGACTGAGTCGAGCCGGAAAGGTCACGCCACAGGGTCGCGGCCCGCAGCATCCCCCACCGGAACTCAGGACTCACGTTGTCGGGCTGCACGACGGACAGGATCGACCGGTCGATCAAGTCGCGGTCCCACGTGGCGCGGAGATACACCCCAGACAGGGCGGCTCCCTGCTCGGCGCCTGCGTGCAACGCCTGCTGTATCTGGCCTTCGTCGACCAGGGTTTCGAGGCGTGCCTGTGTGGCCTTGTCCTCGACGTGCAGGGACGGCATGTCGCTGAACAACAGGTGCGCGCTGACGGCGGCGATGTCGGACGCCAGCGGCACGTGCAGTCGGTGACGCAGTCGGGCGGGCTCTGCGCGGCGCCGGTTCCACGGGCCGCGGCGGGTGGGGGCGACCTCGTGCTCGCCGTGGATGTGGGCGAGGCGGCGCCGGTCACCGGAGTACCACGCGTCGTCGACGCGCATCTCGGCGTAGTACGGGGCCCACTGCGGGGGCGGCCACGCTGACCCGTTCTCAGGCAGGGGCATTGCAACCTCCCGTGGTGATCACATGAACATCAGGCGTATCGTCCGGCTCATGAGCGAACAGCCGTCCACACGCAACGAGTTGAGCGGCAACGTCGAGGGCCACGTCGTGCAATCCGGTGCCATCCATGGTGACGTGGTGTTCCCCTCGCCCGCTGCGCAGATGGACCCAGAGACAGCGGAGACTCAACGGCGTTGGGCTCAACGTCAACGGCGCATCCTTGATGAAGAGGCCGCCCAAGAGGCAGCACAGCAACGCAGGTTCGGAGACTACGTCCGGGTCATTCGCAGGAAACAACGTTGGAACCTGTGGTTGCTGATGGTTGAGAGCTTGGCGGTGGCGCTGGGGTATCTGGGCGTGGTCCCTTCAGCTGCGCTCGTTGCAACCCTGGGCATACTGTTCGGGCTGATCTCCCTGTCCGGCTGGGTGTACTGCTCTGTGCTCTTGTGGAGGGCCCGGACGGGGCGGACTATCCCGGTCCCCCGACACCGGTGGATGTGGTGAGCAGGTGACGCCACTCGTGCGAGGTGGAGTGGATGACGTAGCGCAGGGCGTCGGCGCTGTGGTCGTCGACCTTGATCGGGGCGTCTTCACCGCGCTCGGTGGCTTTCGAATTCCAGGAGTAGCCGGGGAGTTCAGCGAGCAGGCCCTCGCACGAGTCGTGCACGAGCAGGCGGTCGGCGGCGAGCAGGCTCGACACGGACCGGATGCCGTCGGTGACGTCGTTGGTGGCGCGGGCGAGGCCCGGGTGCCCGTCCTGCCACATCTGAGTAGAGAACGACGCGGCAGACGGGTCAATGAACGTCCACTCGGGCGTGACACCAAGGTGGTTGAGCCAGGCGCGGACGGCGCGGCTGTACTGCGCGTCGGTCATGCTGCGGTGCGCTGTACGTGAGTCGTGGCGCCACTCGGCGCACACGTACAGACGGCCGTCGGCGCCCTCGCCGAGCAGGACCGCGGCAAACGGGTTGGTGGTGCCGTAGTCCACGCCGCACCAGTGCCGGCGCATGTCGGGGAGCGCGGTCACCACGTGGCGGGCCTCGTCCCACATGTCGTAGATGGCGCCCTCGGCGACCACCCACGCCCCATCGATCATGCGGCGGCGCCACAGGCCGACGTACTCGGCGGCGAGGTCGGCGACGTACTCGGGCGACAGCGAGGGGTTGTCGGCGAGCTTGAAGTGCCAGGAGCACAGGTTGAGTTCGCCCGCGCGGTCGAGATACCCCGTCTTGAGCCAGTGGCGGGGTGAGTCGGGGTTCGTCGTGCCGAGCAGACGTGCACCGGGTACGGAGAGCCGGGCGAGCAGTTGCACGAAGAACGGCTCGGGGAGCAGGGTGATCTCGTCGACGTAGGCGAGCGCGGCTGTTAGGCCACGCAGCCGGCCCTCGGCCCGTGCGTCGCTCGCGCCGATCAGATGTACGACGCGCCCCAAGATGACCGCGGTGGTCGCGCCGCGGGTGTGGCGTACCTCGTCGGCGACGTCGCCGAACAGGGCGGGGTCCTGCAACGGCTCGATGATGTTGCGCTCGATCGTTTGCAGACTGCGTCCACAGATGATGATCAGGCCCGAGGCGGGCGCGCGTCGGACCATCAGCAGGAAGCACAGCAGACTCGCGATGGTCTTGCCGCTGCGCACGCTGCCGTGCCAGATGTTGATCCGCCTGAGGGCACCACGGATCGAGTCGAGTTGCTTGTCGGAGAGGGGCGGGGGAGCGGCCATCACTCCCCCTCGCGGTCACCTCCGGACGGACCGATCAGGGCGTCGGCGAGGCGGTCGAGCATCGCGGCGCCCTTGCTGCCGGTGCTGGTCTGGCGGGCGAGCTCTGTGACCCGTGCGTGCACTTCGGTGAGGGCGCGGGCGGCGGTGGCGTGGTCGCGGGCGTCGCGCGCGTTGTCGGCGGTGGTGGTGCGCTCGACTTGGCCGAGGGCTCCGTCGAGGGCCTCGTCGGCGAGCTGCTCGCGCCGTGCGGCTGCGTCTGCGCGTCGGGCCTCGGTGGCTGCGGCAGCGCGGGCGGCTCCGGAGAACGCTAGGCCGAGTTCGGCGGCAATCTTGCTTACGGTGGCGGCGCCGCGGCCGAGTTGACGGGCGATGGCGTTGCGGGACTTGCCTTCGCTGTGTAGGCGCCGCACTGCCTCGCGGTCTCGATCGGTGATCGGCTCGGCCAAGGCATCACCTCCGAGCAGGGCGAGTTCGCAGCTCCAGCGAATCTCTTTTCAAGATTCTTTAAGCGGTCCATTTCTCAGTAAATAGCCGAAATCTTCGCATGTCTCGTGGAGTCCTCGTCCACATTCCCCCTGGTCGGAGCAGGGTCCCACTGAGGCCAACTCTGTTGCGGCACAAGGGTGATTAGCCCGCTTCGCGTTCGTTTAGCTGTATATATGCCGATAGAAGGATGAAAGACGGGGCTCGATTGTTTCTTGGTCCCGGCCGTGACAGACGAGGGAGTACTACGTGAAGCACCAGGCTCGGCGTCGGCTCATCAGGCGCACCGACGAGCGGCAGGGGCGCCGCCACCCGCTGACCGACCATGTGCGCGAGGGGCTGATCGTGATCGTGGTTGTTGTGACGATCGTCTGCGCTCCTCGGCTCACCCCGCAGATCCTCACGGTGGTGAGCGGAGCAATCGCGGCAATCGCTGCACAGGCAGGTGGGCGCATGGTTCGCCGTCGCGCAGCCGACTAACCCGCATGGGCAAGCCCCGTCGCGGAGGGGGAGGCGGCGGGGCTTGCGGGGTCGGGACGCGTTTCCGGGCACGCCGGAGGCGCGGCCAACATTAGGTCACGAAACGATAACTACGCAAGCCTGTTGGACGTTTAGGTGTCGCACGTCATCGACACTGCACAGTGGCTAACGACGCTTTGCCGAACCAAAGTGCGCGGGGGCCCAAGGGCGGCGACAGCCGAGCCCCGAAGGTGCTCCGCATCTGAAACCTAAGTGCATACCCGAGATACCGGCGTTCGGGCTTGGCTCTCGACTTGATCACCAAGAGCAATGGTGGTCGATTCGAGCTGCCATGCCTGCCGAGTCGACTGCCCTTCATGGAAGGCGACTCGGTTCGGATGGAAACAGTCGGTTGGGCCACGGCGGCAGTTGCCGCACTCGGCGGGTGTGTTCTCGTACTGGGGTACGTGCTCGATCAGGTCCCCGCACTCTCCGATAAGGCAGTACGAGCCATTGCCGCACTGCGTCGGCTGCGTGACGAGTGGCGGCGAGAGTGAGTGGCCCGAGGCGCGGCGAGCGTGCCCCGGGCCATATCGCTAGGCCGCGACATGGTGTTCGGCCTTGGCAAGGGCGGCCACCAGGGTGAGCAGATCACCCCACCCCCACACGCGCCGTCCCCGCTCGTCGAGCGGTACGGGCGCAGTGCATAGGGGGCCGGTCGTGCAGGCCACGGTCGGCGCCTGCTCGGGACCGGTGTGCAGGATGAGCTCACCAGCGCACCACGGGCACGGCCGGTCGGGTACGGGCGTAGTGCGCTGGTCGAGGCCGAGGGCCCGCAGTAGTCGGCCCTCGGCAATGCACGCAGTGCGCCGTGCCTCGTACAGCAGGTGCGGGGGCAGGGGAGCGAACGGCGGGGCGGCGAGGGGGCCGTCGAGCTGCTGCTCAGGCTCCGTGTCCTCGTCGAGCACGCGGCCCTCGACCCATACGCACGCAAAGTGCAGACCGTGCGCCCGCGATCCGGCCGCGCCCCGAGCGTCTGCTGCGCCTGGGTGCTGGAAGTCCCATCGCCGGGGGTCACCGTGCCCGGCGTGCTGGACGGCGGCGGCGAGGGTGTCGGCGAGGGCGAACACCTGCTGCTCGATGGCGAGGCCGGCATCGAGCGCGTCGAGGTTGGCCGGCGCGGGGTGCTCACGCAGCACGAGCGGCGCGCGCTCCTCGACGACGAGTGGCTCGTCGTCGGTGGCGCGCAGGGTGTGCGCGAGTTGCCGCGGTGGCCAGACGTCGGCCGACGGCATCTCGATGGCGAGCAGTAGCTCAGCCCACTGTTCACGGATGGTGCGCAGGGCGGCGACGGTCTCGTGCACGGCGGCGGTGTGGTTCACCGGCGGCCCTCCTCGCTCGTGAGCAGTCGCCGTATCTGGGCGGCGTACTGGTCGCGCTCGGCCTCGGTTTCGGTGATGCACTGCTCGGCGGCCTCGATGCGCTTGTGCAGTCGCATGGATGCGGCTTGGTGTCCGCCGGCACTGCGGCGGTGGGTGTCGCATTCGGCGACCTCGGCCTCGACGTCGCCGCGGAATTGGGTGCAGTCCTCCGGGGTGAGCAGACCGCGATCGGCGCGGGCGAGCAGGATGCGCAGCCGTGCGCGGCGCTCGTCGCGCGCGACCTCGCGGGTGGCGACTCTGCCTCGGCGGGAATCGTGACGGGCGCGGGTGTTCATCGGTGGCTCTCCTCGGCGAGGGCGGTGCACGTGGGGCAGGTGGGCGAACAGGCACCGCGGGTGTCCGCGGGGTGCCGGCGCAGCGGGCCGGGGTCGCGGCGGCATGCGCGCCGACCGAGCGGGATGCCCGAGACGATGACGAGCAGCACGGCCAGGGCGGCGAGGTGGTCGGCGGTCACGGTCTCGCCTCTCCACTCGTGCAGGCAGGGCGCGACAGCAGCCGAGCGACGAGGCGTCGAGCGCGCGAGGTCTCCCGCGCGCGAGGCGCGACCGGTCGCGAGTCCTGGGCGCTGTTGATCTCCCATCCCTCGATGGCTAGGCGGTCGAGCAACTCGGATGCGGTGAGCGTGGCCCGATGAGGTTGCACGTCGAGGGCGTCGGTCAGATGCGCGGCGATCACGGCGCGCGCGGCGGGGGGAGTCATCGACGGGTACCTCCCGAGGTGTGGCGGGCGCGGATCTCGCGTGGGGCGGGTGGTTGGCACATGAGCCGGGCGAGGCGGACCTGCTCGGCCTCGCCCTCCTCGTCGGTGGTGGGCGCGAGTTGGGCGATCAGGGCCTGGATCCGCGAGGGGTGAACACCAGTGAGGGCACGGCGTCCCTTCCCGTAGCGCCGGTAGCCGCTCTGGCACGGCTGATTGGGCTGCGCGTGACAGTGGGGGCAGCGGATACCGAGCGGATCGGGGAGGCCATCGGCAACGAGGGCTTCGCGATGGGCACGGGCCGGTCGGTAGGCGGCGAGGTCGCGCGCGACGTGCTCGGGCATGTAGCGGCGTGGACCGTCGCCAACTCCCGCTATGAGGGCAGCGAGACGTTTCTGCCCGGCGTGGTTGATCTCCGCGCGGTACTGCGCGGGTGAGGTGTACCCATGGGCAACCGCGGCCCGTGCGTCGAGCAGTTCCTCGCGCCAAGCCTGCGGGTCGTCGGGGTCGGCGTCGGGCAGGGGGTCGGTGTGCCGATTCATGAGCTCGGCACGGTGCGGTGCCCATGCGGCGAGGACGTCGTGCGGCTCGACGGCGCGGAACTGCGCGGATCGGTCGCCGCCGCGCTGCTCGTAGTAGCGGCGCACGGCGTGCGAGGCGTCCCAACTCGTCTCGGGCAGGGTGGCGGGTACCTCGGCGAGAGCGGTCGTCCAGTCGGTGATGGCGCGGGCGGACTGCTGCGGGTCGGCGAGGGCGCGGCGCACGCGGGAGTCGAGGCGTCCGGCGTAGGCGAGTAGGGCGGCGATGTGTTCGTCGATCATGGTGTGCCCTCCTTTTGGGCTTTCAGCAGGGCGAGGCCAGCGGCGAGGTTGTCGGTGTAGGCGGCGGGGCCCGGGGCGCGCAGCGGCGCGACGTTGGGGCCGGGGTGGGCGGACGGCGCGCGATTGAGGTCACCCCACACGCGCAGCCAGTAGCGGGCCGGTTTCGGCTCGGTGCCCGGCTGGGCGCGGCGGGCGGCAAGCTCGACGAGTGCCTCGACGCCGTGCTGTTGGACGAGGCGCCTGACGTCGCGCTGCTCGCCGATGCCCAGAGACCAGCGGACGGCGACACCGGCGGCGGCGAGTGCGTCGCCGAGGGGGTGCAGTTCGGGAATCAGCGGGGAGCGGGCGGGGGTGGTCGCGCGCGGCTGCTGCTGTACTTCTGGTTCTCTCTTGTTCTTCTTGTTCTGGGGGCCGGACTCCGCTCCCCCTCGTACCGGTTTCCGGTCCCCCTCCGTACCGGATTCTGGTCCCCCGGGGGCCGATTCCCGGTCCGGGCCGGATGCAGATCCGAACCGATTTCCGGCCCTCTCGGACGGTGCGTGGGCGGCGACGAGCGGCAGGCGGTAAACGGTCTCTCTGCGGGGCCCGATGACGTCCTCGACGACGGCGAGCTCGCCCGAGTCGAGCAGAGCGTCGACGGCGTCGCGCACGGTCGAACGGGCCGCCCGGGTGCGCTGCACGAGCATCGCCGTGCCGGCGTAGGCGACCGCGTCGGCGTTCGCTCGGTCAGCGATGGCGAGGAGCACCGTTCGAGCGGTACCTCGGGCGGTGGCGTGGTCCCATACCCAATCCGTCGCGGCGCGGCTCAACGGTCCGTCTCCTTAATGGCATTGGTGATCCGGGGGCCTCTGGGCGGCCAGCAAGGGCCGCGGGAGTGTGCAAGGGGAAGCGGTGGCCGATGAGGTAGAGGCGGGTGCTCGGAGCGCCGCAATAGCGGCGCTCCGAGCCGTCCCAATGCGCGCACCAGGGAGGCGCGGCCGGGTCGTACATCAGGCCGCGGTGGAGGCCTCGCCGGAGTGCACGCCAGCCTCGGGCCAGCCGGCGAACCCCGCGGGCACGTCCTCGACCGGGGCGTGCTCGACGACTTCGCCCTCGATGTAGTCCGGCGGGACGTCGAGCCCCTCGGGTGATACGTCGCGCCGCACGCCCTCGTCGTGAGCGACCGCCTGCACCAACTCAGCAGACTTCGGCAGCAACTTGAACAACTGCCGAATGCAGGTCTTGCGCGCCATGGCGTCGTAGTCCGTAGTCCGTGGACCACGGACCCGCGTCACGCGCCTTGCTGCGATGGCGGATAGCCTCGATGTCCTCGACGTTCATCACCACGAAGGCTGAGCCGCCGTTCGCCATCTTCGCGACGGCGTAATAGTCCGTCGGCTTGCCGCGGCCGGTGCGGGCCGGCTTGTGCCGCAGGAACGGTTCGAGGCCGTACTCGAAGTCGAACTCATCCCCCTCGTGCACCGTGTGCGCGGCGAGGCCGGCGGCGGCCGGGTGCTGCCAGAACAGGCGGACCATGCCTTGATAGCCGATGACGAGGGTGACTTCGTACGCCCGAACCTTCTTGTTCCAGAAGGGCAGCAGGTACGCCTCGCCGCCCACTCCGCCGGGTTCGAGGCCCAGTGCCGCGCAGGTCATCAGCGCGCCGCCGAACGACTCCTGTGTGCACTCGGCGAGGTGATCGACGCGACGTAGTTCGGTGAGCGCGATACGGGCGATGCGCTCGGGGCTCGCGACGTGGGAGGGCAGGGCGCGGGCTATCTCACCTCGCATCGACTGCACGAACTGCACGAGGGTGGGCTGCTGCGCGGCCTTGCCGCGGCGGGCCGGTTGCTTGGTGGTCGGGTTCTGACGGCGGGCTTCAACGCGCGCGGCGAGGTTCGTACTCACGCTGCGGACTCCTTCGGTACGACGACGAGGCGTCGAGCGCGGTGCGCTCGGAACTCGTCGGGGTGATCGGCGGCGAGGCGCTTGGTGTCGAGCGCGTCGACGCGGTGCGTGTACTGCTGCGCGAGGTCCGGGTGCGCGGCGGCGAACCGTTTCGGCGAGAGCGGGCCGTTTTGCTTGTAGGTGTAGGCGACGGCGCCCTGCACCTTGACGACCTCAGCCTCGGCAGCGGTGGCCTTGAGCTGGTTGTCGACCTTGCGCAGCTCGTCGGTGGTCCGCCGCTCGCGTGCCTTGAGCTCGCGCCGACGTTCCAGCAGCGGCAGCACCTCGGCCGGATCGGCGACCGTCACGGTGTCGGGCGTGACGCGGTAGAGGTGGCCGAGGAGTTCGGCGGTGGCCTCGGAGCCGTCGACAGGCGGCGGGACGCGATCGAGCACGTGTTGCCAGAACTCGCCGACCAGGGCGACGAGGTGCTCGACGAGGGCCTCGTCGCGCTCGACCCGGTGAATGATCAGTCGGTTACCGCCGAGCAGAGCGGCGACGTGCGCGTGCTTGTAGCCGGTCACCGCGAGGTACCAGTGCGTTTGCAGTGCCGGCCCGTCCGGGACACCGCCGAGCCACTCTTCGAGTTGGACCGCGCTGCGTGTCTTGATCTCCAGCAGACTCGCCGGCTGCGCGTCCTCGTCGAGCACGTACCGGTCGACGTTGGCGAGCATCCAGCGCCGGTCGACGTTGGCGAGCATCCCGGGGCCCTCGACTACACCGAGGCCGGTGCGCTCGGTGAACACGCGGGCGATCGTTGGCTCATGCTGGTGCCCCCAGAAAGCGGCCTCGGCGAGCTCGGGGGAGCGCGGCATGTCGTCGAGTTCGCCGACCTTGTCGAGGTAGAGCTCGATGGGCGAGGTGTACCGGCTCATACCGAGCACGGCGGCGACGTCCGAGCCGCCAACCCCCGTGCGGCGCAGGGCGAGCCATCCCTCGCGGTCGAGCGAGGGCGGAGCGATCACTACGCCGGTCGGGGTGATGGTCGCAGGCTGTGGCGGGGCGTCGGTCACCGCGCACCGCCGACGTACCGGGCGTAGACGCGGTATTCGGTCCGCCCGCCTTCGATGACCGTGCGGGCAACGGCCTCGTACGATCCGGCTGGCTCGTACGCAGCCAGGTGACCGGTCTTGATCGCCTGCGCAGCCGAGGCCGCACGGCTGATCGAGGCTGGCCGCCGCACCACGGCCCACACCTTGGGGTGTGCACGGAGCTGGGCGGCGATGCGCGCGTGCTTGGTGTTCTTCTGCTGGGGCGGCGGCCCGATGAACTCGACGTCGCTCACGTGCTGATGTCTCCTCATGCTGCGCTCTGCCGCTCGGCGTGTTCGACGCGTGCGCGGTGAATGTGCGGGGCGAGGACTCGGCGGACGAGGTCGAGCTGCTCGGGCGTCGGCTCCGGCCACTCGTCGGCGTCAGGCGGCGTGATCTGCGGCACCTGGTCGGCCATGGCTCCCCCTTCCATGCGTGCGAGAACTCGAACAGCTACAGGCGTAGACACCATAGGTACGGGCGTTACGTATGTTTCTGTTCTCGAACACGGTCAACCGTAAGCGTGGCCAATACGCACGTCAACGCGCTTTGAGGGGTGTTCAGTAGGGGTGATGACTGCTTAGATGTCAGCGTTTGTGTTTCTCGACAAGAACAGGGGCGGGACAGTGGCGGAGTCGCAGGAAGGCACCGGCACCCCCTTTGCCGATCTTGTGCGCGAGGCGCTCAAGCCCAAGGGGATGACCTACCGCAAGTTGGCCGAGCGCAGTGTCGACCCGCAGGCCGGGCACAAGATCTCGCCCTCGACGATCTGGAAGGTCGCCGACGGGCAACCGATCAGGATTGAGAAGAAGGTCGTCCGGGCCTTTGCCGCGGGGCTCGGGCTTCCCCTGCGGACGGTGCAACTCGCTGTGGCCGAGGAGTACGTCGGTATGGTCGCCGACGATCCGTTCCAGGCGAGTACGCCCGAGGCGACGGTCGTTGTTGCCCACGTTCCGGGTCTCACGGCTGGCGACATGCCCAAGGTGGGGGAGCTGCTCAGTCGCTTCGCCTCGGGGAACGACTCGGCGCCCAACAGTCGAGGGTGACTCTGTGATGGCCATCGGGCGCCCAAGCGCCCGCTAGGTACTGTCCGGCAGATTTTGAGGGCTGCCGCGGTTTGCGCCATAGAAGGGGCTATGACCGGCCATGACTGGTAACTTCCCCGACCAAGGCGAGCCTTGAGGCTTGCTCGGGGAGGGCACCCATGACAGTTATGGCCAGGCTCGAAGGTAATGTCTTCGACCTCGATGCGCTCGTTGAACTGTTCGCTGAGGGTGAGCCACAAGTGAGCAAGGAGGCCGAAGGCTACTACTTGGCCTCAGCAGAGCTAGAGGGGCTCATCGATGATGGGGGTCGGCTGTTGGCAACTGCTTCCCAATTGTTGCAGCACACTACCGGCGTGGCTCGCGCCCTGGACAGTTCGTTCCGGCCGGTCACCTTGAGCGGCCAATTCGTAGACACCAGCGGCGAGGGCAAGCGCCACCATGTTGTGGTCGCGGGCACGGCCGAAGTGCGTTGCAAGGCCATGGCCGTTGGTGTTGTGACAGCTGCCTCGCAGCCGGCACCGTTGGCGCCTCCGCCAGGCCCTGCGTTGCTCCAACTTGCCCGAGGCCACGCGGACGTTGCCGATGCTCTGGACATTCTGGGTCAGTCCAGCGTGTCCCTGAGTTGGAATGACCTCTGGAAGGTCTTCGAGATTGTGCGACACAACGTCGGCGGTGGCGAGGCCCTGGCTGGCAAGGGATGGACCTCTCCCGCGGACGCCAAGGCGTTCAAACAGTCAGCCAACCACCCGGCTATCAGCGGGGCTGCGGCCCGGCACGCCAGAAGGAGCGACACCCCTTCTGGGCAGACCATGACCCTTGCCGAGGGGGAAGGCTTCATTCGGCAGTTGGTCGTTGCTTGGTGGGACTCGCTCGCCTAGTCCAACTCCCGCTCAAGGCTCGCCGCAGGCGAGGCCCACCAGTGCACGACTTGGTACAGGGTCTGGAAGTCCAGCCGCTTACGCAGGTTGTGCAAGTGCACGTTGATCGTCTTTGAGCTGTACCCGAGCTGCTTGGCGATCTGCTGCTGATCCTGGCCGACGCACAGCTCTCGCAGGATGGTGCGCTGAATCTGGGTTGTCACCGTTTCCTGCTCCGCTGCCTCGGTGTACCACTCTTCGGCGCGCGTCCACTCCAGGTCAAAGGCGTCAGCGATGTAGGCGCAGATGGCGGGGGAACGGAAGACGTAGCCTCCATCCGAGGCCGGGCGGCCGTCGGCGTGGTCCTCCACGACCGCGAACTTCCGGTCGATGACCACACAGCGCATGAACATCTGTCCGCGGGTTCTGTACTGGCCGCCCAACGGGTCCATGACGTCAACTCGCTGCCGCACGGCCGGATTGCTTCGTGCGCTCACGTGGTACAGCGTTCGCATGCCGACGCCCCGCCTCAGGGCCTCCGCGTCGCGAGACATGGACTTCTGGAGCTCATTGCGCGGGCGCTCACCGGGCTGCGCGGCGAGCATCTCGACACTCGCCTCGTCAGCCGCGTTGGATATCGCCTCGTTGACTGCGTCCACACCGGCCAGCCACTGAACGTCGGCGTTCGCAGCTTGCTCGTTGAGGCGAGGACTCAGTGAGCGCAAGTCCTCGAAGAGGGAGGGAAGTTCGCCAAGGCGGTCAACCGACTGTTCGAGTGCCTCGCGCTCGGACGCGAGCAGGCGCCGCTCGGCGCGTTCCAGGGGAACGGGCAGGTATCGGCCCACCTGCAACGGCTCACGGATGATCAACCCCAGGGCGAGCAGCCGGTCGAGTTCCGGCATGCGTTCGGTCACGTGCTCGCCGCCGGCGATGCGCCGGTAGAGCTCTCGGTCGCCGTCCGTCAGTGTGAGTGAGTCCTGAGCGAAGTATGGGGTAGAAGAGGCGCCCGGTTTCTCCAT